GAGAAACCCTGACCTACAACTTGACCTGCCCTACCTCTCATAGAACACATCAATAGATTTTGATATTCTAGATCATACTGTAGTATAGATGCTACCTGGTCACCAATATCATTGACCTCACATAAAATAAATGCTTCATTGTAACTCTTACATATCTCCCAAATTAGATTGGGGAACAACATTGGTTTGATTGAATTATTTCTATACTTAGCGACTACCTTGTGCGGAAACTGTGTAATATCTACAATTACAAAAGCAGAATAATCTTCACCAACACCTCTTGCTACGTCAACGGTACAAACGTAGTCATGGTTATTTTCTGGTTCTACATATACGTCTAAACCAGCATTTTGTTTGAGTGGTGAATCGTATACTAGTGTTCTAAGTTTTGATGGCGCAATCAAAGTATCAACAGAACCAAGAAACTCACACTCAAACTCAATCTTGAATTGTTGTTCTGATGTGTTAGCAATGGTTTGTTCTCTCCACTTAGAATCTCTACCTGGAACTTCTGACCAGTGGACATCTGTGGGAACATATTCATTTTTACCTTTTTCAGCATCATGCCACATTCGATAGAAGTGGTTCATGCCATGAGGCGTTGATACGATAATTACCTTCGTACTTTTACCGGAAGTAATAGTAGGATAAACAGAGGCAAAGAAGGCATCCGCAATATGGTTTGGAACGAAAGCAAATTCGTCGAGGAATAAGATATTGAACGACATGCCTCGGACAGCACTTGCAGATGTAGAAGCAGCCAGAATCTTTGATCCATTTTCAAGTTCAATGTTACCTTTGTTCCATACTATAACACCTTGCTGCATCCACTTGGGCAGGTTTTCATATGCTGTAGCAAGTCGTGCTAAAAGTTCTCTTGCAGTGGATGCTTTGTTTGCAAGGATACCGATATTTACACTGTCATTAAAAACAGCATAGTGCAATAGATAAGATACACACGTTGTAGACTTACCAGTCTGTCGTGGCATCTTACAGATGTTGAATCTGTGATTATGAAAATTGTTAATAAGTTTTTCTTGGAAATCGTAAGTCTTGAATGGTTGCAAACCATGGTCAAGAGTCACAATCTTCACATAGTTATGAGCAAAATATACTGGGTCATTTTTACACCTCAAATATTCTTCAACTTGCTCTGAGGTAAATTCAATTTGGGTATTCGCCTTTTTAAGAAGGGGATTACCCAAATATACATCATTACTCATAACTTATCAGCAATTCCACTTTCTAAGGGACTTGTTGATTCTGCTATCAGGATCGTTAGCAGTTTTAGAAGAAGTCAACTTCTTCTTCATACCTTTCATTCGCGCACAAAAAGACGCTCTCCTAGGATTTCCAACTTTTTTTGAAGGTGCCTTAAGATCGCTTCCTGGGTTCTCACGCTCATACGACTTCCTGCCTTTTTCATTTAATCCTCCTTCAGAATTTTTACCGGATTTTTTTGTCCAAGCAGCACCTTCTTGAACCTGTAAAAACTGTTCACCAGGTTTGATATCAGAGATATAGAAGGAATTGATTTTGCCGCCAGGATAGATTTTCTCAACCTCTGCCTGAACATCCTTTCTGGATGGTTTACCAGTTTGAGGGAAGAACATCTTAAGCATAACATACTTACCCCTAAATTGAATAGTAGCAAGAATGATATTACCTGTTTTGGCTGGTAACCTTGTAGCTTCTGTCATCGCCTCAATATCATATGTTTCCCATTGAGCAGAAGACTCAACAGTCTTGATTGGTTGAGGTTTGATAAGGTCTTGAATTACCGCAAAAGTATCACCATATGCATCAGTCAATTCTACTTCTTCTTTTTTGGTTTTATTGCCCCAGTTAGCAGCACCTTTTTTGCGGCATTTGACTAGAGCACCAGAAGCATATGCAGAAGGCCATACAGAATACCGTGCCTTTACCTTATGATAGCAGGCATCTTTTTTACCCTCATCTACTGTATTAGTATCAAGTTCTACTTCTTCTTTCTTTGCTTTCTTTTTGACACAGTTTGGATATCTTTTGCCAAACATAGTCTTCATACCTTTCTTTTCATATCCATCCCAACAATCTTCAGATACACCAGATTTTCTGAGTCTCTTTGCTTGACTCTTGTGCATCTCAACAGCCTTATCAAGTTCTTTAGCAATGCCTTTTACACTTTCAGGATTCTTGTGTCCTTCTTTAATTTGAGGTGCCATCACCTTCATATGAGGATCATACTTGACATTAGTTTTCTTTTTAGGTTTAGCATCCTTGATACTAGGAGCATCTTTCATGTGATTTGATTCTGTTCTCACGTTGATTGCCTTCCCTTTTCTATTTGGATTTGGATCTTCTTTTTGTTTACGGCGGAATGCTGCCTCTTCTTCGCCTTTATCTAGGTTACGTTTCATTTTACTGGAACCACACTTTGGTTTTGTGGTTTGTCCTGGTTGTTTTGCACAGGGTTTCCCTGCGTATTTACCACCCAACTGAACCCAGCCAGGCTTGCCATCACTAGAGCGACTCTTGCTAAACCAGTCACGCAAAGAAGAATCACCACTTTTCGACTTTTCAATAATGATGTTAGTGAAGTTTTTAATGTCATTTTCAGAAATACCAGATTCAACTGCTGCATCGGCAGTCTCTTTTTCAGTAGCATCATCTACACTATACTTATCAAATAATTTGGGACCATACCCACATTGATTCCTTGTTTCTTTCTTTTTACAAAGACGACAATATTTTTTATCAGACATTATTGACTAGACAATGCTTTTAGTTATTTATCAACTATCAATTGCTATAGCAAGACCAATACCAATACCAGAACCAACACCATCAAGATTAATCCATGCTGTTCCATTCCAATACTGCATTGTTTTTGTTGTAGTATTGAATATCATTGCTCCTTCAGCAAAAGTGGCACCATCTCTTGCATTGGTTGTATATTGTGGCATGTAAAATGCTGAAGATACCGTAGCAACACCTACTGATATCGATTCGGAATTTATTCTTGCTGTTACAGCAATACCAGTTAGACCAGAACCATCACCAGTTGGTGTCAGATAATCAGTTCCGGCAACTGCGGCAGAAATAGTTCCACTACCATTTGCTTTTACAATACCACTTATTGCACCAACAACTGGATCAGTTTCAGAAGTTAGATATGTGGAGGTATCAACAGAACCATCTGCTTTTAAAAACTCAGATGAAGATCCACCACTTTTTACTATTGATGTTGCTGTGATAATACCAGTTACATGTAGAGAACCAGTAGTTATAGTTTCTGAAATTACATTTGCTGTAGTAACTCCAGTAATAGCAATGGTTGCAATGCCTGCTGCACCAGATGTTGCAGTAACAGTAACATTACTTGAACCTGCAAAATCAATAGTTGATATACTACCGCCAGTTCCTACAACAACACCACTTTCATTTTTTACGGTTAATCCACCGATTGCACCAGTTCCTGCTGCTGTAATTCCAGTAAGAGCAGAACCATCAAGAGCAGGTAATGCTGCAGGAAATCTTGCATCAGGTATAGTTCCAGATGACAAATTACTTGCATCAAGTGAATTTATAATTGCAGATGTTACATATCCTGCACCATTTGTTAGTTGATTTGTATTAGTAAATGATGTGGTAATATAACCGGCACCATTAGTCAACTCATTATTATTTGTTGGTATTGTTGGTGTATTTGTGAGGTGGTTATAATTGCCGGAAAATGTGGATACTCCTGTGATATAACCGGCACCATTAGTCAACTCATTATTATTTGTTGGTATTGTTGGTGTATTTGTAAGATGATTATAATTACCGGAGAATGTAGATACTCCAGTAATATAACCAGCACCATTAGTTAACTCATTATTATTTGTTGGTATTGTTGGTGTATTTGTAAAATTATTATAATCAAGTAAAAAACTAGAAGATAACCCACTCAAACTACTTGCAGAACCTATAAGAGATCCATTAAATGTTACTGCTGTAACAATACCTGATTGACTAACTGTAAATGCAGTTCCAACTTTTAAGTCTCCATTAGAAACTACAATACCGCTTCTTGCCGTAACAATTCCAATGGAATCTACATTAGTTACATCCTCATAAGTCAAGACTCCTGCAACATTGATATCACCAGTGGCAGTAATATCAGTAACTGTAATACTGGGACTTCCACTCAATCCTGCAGATGTACCTGTAATATTGCTAGAGTTTGTAATATAACCAGCACCATTGGTTAGTTGATTATTGTTTGTTGGTACTGTTTGTGGTGCTGGAGTATTTGTAAAATTATTATAGTCAAGATAGTAAGACGCTGATTGACTGTTTAACTTGACAGCATTGCTTGAACTTACTTGAATCGAATTACCCATGTATCCATGAGCAGCACACTGATAATGTAATACTGTTGGTGTAGAATCAGTTACTGTAATTTCAGTATATGTTGAAGATGTAGAAACATTAGTTGTATATGCTGTTGTTTTTGCAGCATCAAGATAAAATCTAAATGGATGACTAGATTGATCACT